GGTAATATCATTTATTTTCTCCCTTAACTAAAAAAATTTGCCATTACATATCGTGAACCAGAATCTTTTTGAAATTGTGTAGTCGAATGATATATTTTTGAATCAAATATAATACCACGATTTTCTTTAAAACCGACATGGGTTCTTAAATGATAGTTATCTTTTCCTTTATCATAAAAACCAGTGCCACTATTCATTAAATTTTTACCCTTTATATATATTAAACAATTTAATCTCGCCACATCATTATGTATAGATGCACCTTCGTGTGATGCACTTAAAAAATAATTATGTTCTCCATCATTTACGTTAAGTTTATAACTATTTAAAATATTAATAGTTTCTTGTACGGCAAAATGATCTTTACTTAACGGGACATTGAAATATATTTTTTGATAAATGTTTTTTAAATTATTATTTACAGATTCGTGTCTGTTACTAAATTTTAATCTAGATATGTCAATTAATATTTTTTTGTAAACTGTTTCATTAAAAAAATTATCTTTTATTATTATGTGATTACTTATATCAGTTATCATCTTTTCTTCTGTAAGTCTTTCATTTTTAATAATTCAAGCTGGCAGTAGTGTATTATTTTTTTAATATCCTCTGCGCCTCCTTTTCTCTGATATCTGCAAACGTATTTAACAACATTTCCTTGAAAAAACGATAGATTGTTTTTAGAAATGAACTCGTATGGTTGAATAGGAAACTTGGTGTAATGATTTCCACCGACCTGAGTGTATTGTGGAAATGCTTCGTCTAATATATTTTTATCTGTCATAGTTGATACTCCCTTAATTTCTTTTTTGCTCTCAGTTTATATAGATTATTTCTTGCTCTCGTAACTCCAACATACCACACTCTATGCTCTTCATCTTGTTTGTCAACACTTGATTTAATCCCTTGTTGTACAGTACGACCTTGGTGTAAAGATAAAATTACATTATCTTCTTCACCACCCTTTATTGCGTGAATAGTTGACAACCATATTCTCGCCTTTTCTTTTAAATTTTCTTTCGATGCAATTAAATTTCTTAAATATAAAATTTCTTTTTGATCTGCTACAAACTTATCATACCATGGAACTTTAACATCCCAATCTGCATTAGGTATAAATTCTTTTACTGCACTTATTTCTTTGTCATCCAACAATTCATCCATTGTCCATTTAGTGTATGCTATTGCAGCCTCGTACATACCAACTTTAAAACTTTTACCTTTGTTACTTTGATAATAAAAATTTTTACGTTTTAAATCTTTCATGATATCTAACAGATTACTTTTAGTTCTTGTGAGTATTAGCCATTTACCTTGTGTCAGATCAACTTGGTTAAGATCAGATATGTAGTGTGACTCACCTTCGTAATCTCTTGGATAATATTTTTTTAGTTTTCTAATTCCAATAATATTATTAATAGGTCTTGTCGATTCTTCTTGAACAGCTTTAGATATACGTTTTGATTTTCTTAATACAATCTCTCTTGCAGGTTCTTTTACAAATCTTTTGACGTCAGCTCCAGCCCAAGCATAAATAGCTTGGTCATCATCACCAGCTAGATACATTTGTTCACAATGATATTTTAGTTTGTCATATAGTTGCCATTGCAATGGTGATAAGTCTTGTGCTTCATCAATAAATATAGCTTTGAACATGGGTATTTTGTTAGAATGTAAAACAGATTTTATTATATCGTTAAAATCAAAAAGATTATTTTTATCTTTGTAAACTAAAAGATTTCTATAAATATGATTGAGAGTATCATAATCATTTACTTGTTTTTTATCATGTTCGTTAAGATCAAACTCTGCTCTAATATCTATATCTTTATTTATAGCCCTTTGTATCATTTGAAAGTACGGATTATTACAGCTTAAAAAATGTGTTTCTTCTTCGTTATATTTATCATTGAACGAAACTCTTATGTTTAATTTTTTACCAAGGTCTTCGTAGTGATACGGCTGCATGATGTCCTCTTCGTTTAATCCCAGTAAGTGATAACAGAACGCGTGTATTGTTTGAAAATATGGCACTTCTTTTTCAGATACATTAATTCTTTTACGTGCTTCCTCTGCAGCCTTTCTAGTAAATGCAAAGTAACCTATCTTGTGTAAAGGCACACCAATACGTTCGTACGCTTTTACACGTCTAATTAATCTAAATGTTTTACCGGTGCCCGGTGGTCCATAGATTTTATTGATCTTTTCCATTGGCTTTCTTAAACCCATCTTTGAGTGATCCAGTCCAGCCAAATGATCCGTGATGTGTTGTTTGTCCATCAACTACTCCATAAAATTTAAAACCTGATTTTTTAATTAATTTACAAAAATTAACATCCTCACCCCACCATGTTCCATCTTTGGTAAAAGTTGTGTCCCAAAAATTATAGAAGTATGAGTTTGCTTTTTCAGATATTATTTCTTTCTGTTTTATTTTTAAATCAGGATTGTCTTTAATTAATTTTTCATAAACACTTCTATGAATTAATGTTAAACCTGCAGGTCCCATTTTTAATTCTACAACTCCTTTTTCATCCACTTCAATGTTACTTGAATCGTTAAACTCTATAGAAAATTTTAATACTTGGTCCTGTGTTTTTTTTCTATAGGGCACACAAATAGCATCTTTTTTAGCTAATATCATTCGACCCACGACATCAGGTTCAAATTCTAAATCAGCGTCTACAAACAATTGATAGTCAAAACCTGATTCTAAAAATAATGCTGTTAAAACATTTCTTCCATAACTAACGTAAGGACATTAAAATGTTCCTATTTCTGCTTTTATTTTTGCTAGTGTAAATTTATTAAACAATTTTACAAGCGATAAACATGTGGGTACATGCATTGTATCGTACGCAGGTAAAGATACAAATATACTTGGGATTTTTTGCGTCATACTATATTCTCCTTATCTTCTATTTCTATTATTTCTTCTGGTATATCTTCTTTTTCTAAACCTTCTTTTGGAAGTTTTAAAACTCTTAATGGTGGAAATGATTCTTCGTTATCACCTTTTGGAAATCTTTTTTGACAATCAAACTCACCTTTGAAATATTGTTTGATCATGGTAGCTGTTCTTGCTCGCTCTTGATTCCAATCTCCACGTTTTAATTCATCGTAAAACTTATCGTACACAAAATAAAAATATTGATCTTCGTGTAATACAGATCCACTTTTAAATGCTGCGTACGAGCTAGCTTTAGGTCCATTAACATATGTAAATAATTCTTTCTTTAACATATCCACAGGGTTTGTACCTGCAGGCGGTTGAATTGTTTCCATGGTTGCCCACAACCCATTTAATATGTTTTGATATTCTTTTTCTTTTATACTTGGTGGATACGTTGTTGTATGATCAGCAATTAGACTACGCATTTGTTTCATCTCGTTAAACTGTTTAATGCTACGTGCGTGTACTTGTACAATTTTATCTGCAGCCACCTCAACGTTAAAAAAATATTCATGATCAGGTTTGTACATAATTCTAATTAAACCTGATACTGATGGCCACTGCGAATCAAAGTGACCACCAATACCAAATTTTCTTTTTAGACATGTGCCCCTCGCACAATATGATGATATAGGTAAATCATTGCATTTAAAACCTGCTGTATCTTTTTTCCAATATTTAATTTTTTCTTCTACTTTGCCATCACCCCATATCTCATCGTATAATATATAGTTTCTAGCTGCCTCTAATACTTTCTTTTCCCAGTTTTCACTAAATTTCTTTTTAGCAAACACCATATAATTATATAAAAACCTATCTCTCTCATCTTTTAATTTGGCCCCTGATTCCTGTATCTCTTTGCAGATCATCTGTAAACATGGAGGACCATCAGCAAACTCTTCAGGTCCACCGGTTAATACTTCTTTTATTTTTTTATTACTAACCTCTTGTAAACTTTCTTTTGTTTGTAGATTAGCTTCGATTACTTTTAAGAAATAATCTAAATCCATTTTACTTCCGTCAGGTTTGTATGCTCTTCGTTCATCACCATTAAAGTATGGTAGGTTAATAAAACTACCAGACGTTCGCTCACCGTTTTGGTTTTTGCCAAGTGCAGTTTGTTTTGGAAATATTTCAGTCTTAGATGGTAGACCAAATAAAAATAATAAGTTCGATAAGAATTCTCTAATTAAAGATGCAGGCACTTTTTCTTTTGTAAATACATAAATGTGAAGCCCACCACTTTTAGATTCAATAGGAATCACAGGTAAATTTTTTTTTTCAATAACTTTTAAATACTTTTGTAAATCAAACTTTTCATAGTCATCAGGATCAACATCGATTGCACCAAAGCTAGCCATGCTTTCGTCATCACAAGCTTGTAGTCCAATTGATTTCTGTCCTTTTAAATGATCCTCATAATCTTTATCTGTAATAGGTCGTTTGGCCCAACCATAATCACCTGGATCAAATTTAAGTTTGTTTGTTTTAGGATCATAATATCCGTTCTTAACATTACAGAAACCAAAGTCTCTTTTTAATCCACTAAAATATTTTTCAAAATCTTTCATAAGTTAATCAGGGCGCTTCCACTCTCGCTTCGGCGCCCCTCTCGCAAGTGTACTCATCAAAGTACTCGGTTATACAATGTCTCCAGTACTTTTAGGCGCATCGTATTTTGGTTTCGCTGCACCTTTAGATACAGTTTTTTGAAGTTGTTGTGCAACTTCATACAGTCCCGCATCTTCTTTATTACTGACATCAAGATTTCTAACTCTTGATGGTTTATAGACATGCCAGCTTTTACTACCTGCCGTCTTACCTACAGTTTTTAAATTATAAACTGCTGAGTATGCAGCTGGATTGAAAGAGCCCTCTGCATCAGAGAATCTAAGATTCTTAATCAGATTGTTTAGCTCTCTTGCTGGTGTAAGATTAGAAGATCGCATAGCAATTACTGCTGGTCTAGGTTCACCATCGACCAATGCTAACACGTAGAAGTATGCAGTTTTCTCTACATAGTTCCCGTTAGGTAATCTATATCTACCATTCTTCTCTTCCACAGCATCCGCTGGAATCTCTAAATGAGTTCCGACTGGAGCTGAGGCACTATCGCCTCTCTCCTGCCATTCCGGATATCTAGTTTGAGAATGTGCGATGACCACGTTTAGTCCCTCGTTACCATCAATAAGTTGCGTGAAGCCTGCTGCATATATCATGCCAGGTTTAGCACCATCAACATATTTTGGATCTCTCTCATTGCATTCAGGTGAAAGCTGATGAAGAATTTTTAAGATCGGAGTTGATACATCATCCGACTTAATTTCTTCAGCGCCTTTACCAGCGTCGCCTCTGAGATTGATAGTGGCAAGTGATCCTGCACTATTCTTTTTTACTACTTCTTTATCCATAATTTACTCCTTAATGTTTGTTAGTTTAGTAGTTTAGTTTTTGGTTTTGATTTCAGTTTGATTTCCTTCAAACGTTGTAAACAACTCTGCAGGTATGCTACCACCTTTTTGATGATAGTCCCGCAAAGTTGTTCTAAGGGTTCCGGCATGAACTGCAATTTTCCGATCGGGTTCATAACCTTGTCCTCGTGCAAGTGAAGCGTATTGCTCCGCCTTGTTATCTTCGTTTAGACCGAACTTAACTGTGATTTCATTTTTCACAATCGCTCCCAGTCCATTTTTCCGAAGCCAGTTGTGTGCCTCTTCTTTTTTAGCTGCAATAATTGAGACACCAAATACATCTTTAACGGATATCTCTGATCCGTCTTTTAGTTTTAATGTTTTAAGATTCAACTGATTCATTAGATCAGGAATAATAATATTAGAATAATATTTTTCTCTTTCTTTCAGTTCTTTTAATTTTAACTCTTGATTAATTACTTCTTGTTTTATTTCTTGAAGCGTATTAATTTCGTTTGAGAGTTCGTCTGGATTGACGTTTGACACCTGATTCGGTGCATCTTTTCTTAGGTCTATAGTCATAGCTTTCCTTATATGTGTTTGTTAGTTTAATCATTAATAATAATTCCTTTTTGCAATTTGAAATATAGTGATAATAAATTTGGTGTCAACTTATTTTTGAAAAATATTTACTTCTATGGGGTAATAAGTTTTTTCTTGACGGTCCCACTTTAACAATTTGTATTTACCATTAGTTGTATCTGAAACTAAAGAACAGACCACACCAATAATTGCAGGATCACCTGATAATAAAAGATAATCATCTTCAGTATAGTTCTTTAGAAGAGTTCTAAGTTTCATAACCAGAGGTCCTGGTGAATGAATCATTTGTGAAAACTCTGGAAGCAATGACACAATCTCACCATATTTTTGTGCACCAACAATATTATATTTAGGTTCACCTTTGCTGGTTCCTGGTATGTCTTGGATTAAATAAACTTTGCTCATTGACTTTTTATCTTTCAGGTAATATATAACAATTAGAAAGCAAAAGTAAACATGAATTATAAATTTAAAACTAAGCCGTATGAGCATCAGTTAAAAGCGTTAGAACGTTCTTGGGATAAAGAATACTTTGCCTATTTTATGGAAATGGGGACAGGTAAATCTAAAGTATTAATCGATAATGCATCGATGCTTTACGATAAAGGCGAGATAAATGGCCTGTTATTAGTGGCTCCAAAAGGTGTTTATAAAAACTGGCACGATGGTGAGATACCAACTCATATGGTAGATCACATCGAAAAGAAAGTTGTACTTTGGGAAACATCTAATACGTCTATGGAAAAAATAAAAGAGTTAAACACACTCTTTGCAACTGGAACAGACTTTCATATTTTAGTTATGAATGTAGAGGCATTTTCATATCCAAAAGCTACAGAGTTTGCTAGACGTTTTTTATCTTGTCACAAAGCAATGATGGCAATTGATGAATCTACAACTATCAAAACTCCTACAGCAAATAGAACTAGAAATATCATGACGTTAAAACCTCTTGCAAAGTATAGAAGAATATTAACAGGTTCACCTATTACAAACTCACCATTAGATTTATTTAGTCAAGCAGCTTTTTTAGATAACTACCTATTAGGTTTTGATTCTTTCTGGGCATACAGAGCTCACTATTGCATTATGAAAACAATGAATTTAGGATCGCGATCTGTTAGTGTACCAGTTGGTCCAAACAAAAGAAACATACCAGAGCTAGAAGAAAAAATAAAAAAATTTAGTGAACGTGTTTTAAAAGATGACTGTTTAGATTTACCTAAAAAAACTTTCCTAACACGTAAGATAGAATTAACTGGTATACAAAAAAAACTTTACAATGAAATGAGAAAGTATGCGATCTCAGAATTAGAGGGTAAGGTTTGTTCTACATCTACAGTGATGGTGCAGTTATTAAGACTACATCAAATATCTTGTGGTTATCATGCAACAGATGATGGTAAACCTCAACAACTTCCATGTAATAGATTGACAGAGCTGATGGATATACTTTGGGAAATCTCAGGTAAAGCTGTAATCTGGTCTTATTATGTTGAAGATTGTCGAAGAATAATAGAAGAAATAAAAAAACATTTTGGAGAAAACTCTGTCGTAGATTATTATGGTGCAACCGCTGCAGAAGATAGACAAAAAAATATTAAAAAGTTTCAAGAAAATCCTGAATGTAGATTTTTTGTAGGTACGACTGGTACAGGTGGTTTTGGAATTACTTTAACTGCAGCTAGTACAATGATTTATTATTCTAATGGTTATGATTTAGAAAAACGTTTACAGTCAGAGGCCCGTATTGATCGTATTGGTCAAACTAAACCTATGACTTATATTGATTTAGTTGCTGAAGATACAATAGATACAAAAATTCAAAAAGCTTTGCGTACTAAAATGAATATTGCAAGTGATGTGATGGGTGAGGAATTAAAATCTTGGATTTAAAAAAGTCCTTTGTCTATAACTTTTTCTAGCAACAGAAGTGATACTGCCCCAACAGTACCCAACACCACCCAATAGATCTTATCTATCTTACCGCCCAAATCGTGAATACCTTCATGCATGTGTTTCATATCTTTTTTGATACCTGTAATATATCCATATATAGATAATAAGTGTTCTCTAGTGCTCTTTGGTTTTAATTTGTCCCCTGCTGGCATTATGCTAATCCTCGTTCTTTAAGTTTCATAGCTTTTTCTTCTTCAGTTAATAAAGCATTTTCAGTTCTCGTCAATCCTTCATTTAGTTGCGCCATTTGATTATTGTTTATAACGTTTACATTAGGCACTGCACTTGAAACTTGTTTCGGTATGTCAGGTGTTATTAATAATTCAGACGTTTGTCTTGGTTTTATTAAATACTTTTCTAAATCTAAATCAAAATCTTTATTTAATCTTAATTCAATCATATCGTTTTCCATTTTTTCTATGATAGATAATATTCTTTCATTTAATATATTAGGTATTTTTTTATCTCTAGCCAAATCTTCAATACCTGCAACTTGACCTCTTGAAATTAGTAACGGGAAAAAAACATTGTTTTCTATATCACCGTATAAAGGCAACTCACCTCTTTTACCAAATAGCTCTTCAATCTTATCGTCTCTCATACCTAAAGTTTTAACTGCATCGTACACTCTTCTTAATTTACTCATGTCTTCGTAAAAAGATTTATTAGCTTCGAAATATTGTCTAATAATCGCATTAGGATCTGTTACAGGATCTCCTGTTCTTAGACCTTCAAATATTTTTTTAGCTTCATTTCTTTTAGACTCTTGAAAGTCTGCTATTTTAAAATTTAAATTTTGTTCTAATTGTAGCGGTACTTTTCTAAAACCTACAAATCCTAATAATTCATCTGGTATTTCGTAGTTAATACCTTTTTGAGATTTTTTTTGTATAGCATTAATTAATCTTCGTAATTGTGGCAATGATCCAGGTGATAACGTGTATGCAACGTGTTTAGTGGATTTATACCATCGAGTCATCAAACTATCTTCTGGATTCCAAACAGGGCTACCGTTATCTTTAATACCATTTCTAAGAGTTACATCTGTAACTGCACCAACCCAAATAGATTCTGAAAAAAATGGCTCTAATACTTTACCCAGACCTCTTGATAAACCCTCTGCAAAACCAGTAATAAGTGGATCATCTTCATTTGCAGCTTTTGCTTTTTCAACATTAGCCACGATAGTATTGACCGGTTGAATCATAGTGTCATAAAAGAAACCGTGACTGAAATCTATGTATTTGTATTTACCATCCTCGTACACACCAATGATTGTATTATCTTCTGACCATGTTGGAAGTATTTCTCTCATAGCTATTATTTTTTCTTTTCCTAAACCATACAATGCAGAACCTGCGCTCATCGCTGCAAGAGGGAAGAAAGCATAAGTTAAAGCTTGACCTGTTAATCTTTTCATACCAATAGCATTTAATATGGGATTTTTCATTTCTTTAACTGCAAGCATAGTTGTATTACCACCTGTTCTAAAAATTTCAGAAGGGAACGATGCAAAACTTCCTAGTGGTGATCTTCTAATACCTTTTACAAAATCAGATACGTACGCATAGTTAGGAACTGTTTCTCTAACTATCTTTGCTGCCTCTTTCATAATTTCTAAATCAGTAGGCAGTTTTTTAATTATACCATCTTTTAAAGCTTGTTTGTAAGCCTCTTTATATTTGTATCCTTCTGCTAAAAAGTTTGTAATTCTAAATACATCATCTTCAGCTGTGTATAAATCTTGAGCCACGTTATATAATTTTTTAAATTTTTGTGTTGTTGTATTAACTAGTTTGTTAAAAAATACTTCTGCTGTTTCATTGCTTTTACCAGCAAGAGTAATATCTCCAAATAAACCTTCTATATCTCTAGCCACAACGTTTTGATTTACTACACCTTCTTCTAATAAAAATTGATACAATCCTTGATCCTGAGGCGTGTTTCTAAATCTAGGGTTTCCTGTTGCTCGATACAGTAACTGTGGTTGTGCAGACTTTACAGCTTGCATAAAAAATTCTGCTAGTTTTTGTGGTGGTATTAAAATGTTACCACTATGAACTGTAGTAAACACGGCAGAAAAAAAGTTTCTTAAGTGCGTAAAAGGACCAAGAATGGTTTTACCAGCTTGTGATATACCTTTAGGTATCAACAACATAGCTCTGTATGGAAGTGATCTTGTTAGTGCACTACCTATAATTTCATCTCCAGTTCTTATGGATTCGGCCCACGCTTTACTTGTAAACAATCCATCTAAAGGTGATGAATATACTTGATCAGATAATCGAGTACTAAGTTTTAAAGGTTTACGTATAATTTCTTGATAAGGTAAACCTTTTAAAGCTTCGTTGTAAGTTTTATAAAACAAAGGTCTTTCACCTCTTGCAAGTAGTTTGTCACTGTCTGCTAATAATTGTGTATAAAATTTATCTCTTGATACTATATCAGCTAAGTCAGTCATGACATTATAGATAGTATTTTTTGCATTTTTATATTTACCAAATAAAGAATTAAATGCTTCAACATCTGATTTAGTTTGTATTAGTCCACCCACTTTGTCAGCTTTAAACTTACCACCTGCAGTTACGTTTTCACTAATGCTTTTTATTTGTACGGCTGCATCATCTAAAATATTAGCTGTGCCAATTGGAAAAACAGGTGCTCCGGTTACATTATCTTTAGTTACACGTTTTAAAATATTGTTAACAACAATCATAGCATCGTCCATAGAAAAGTCTTTTTCACCATTGTTAATATGATACCTTTGAATTATTTTAGCCACGTCTTCTTTAGCTCTCAGTGTAGGTTTAAATCCATCAAACAATCCCATGTTCATGTCAAAAATTTTATAATCAGCTCCTAAATTATATTTAACTCTGTTATTTAGTATTGTATTTAATTCATCAACAGCTACGTTATAATTTTTACCTTGTGCAATTGTGTTCTTAAGAGAAGCAGCCACTGTTCTAAAATCAACTCCATTACTAATTAGCTCATCTACATTTTGTTTGCTAACCCCTAGTTCATCCATGGCTTTTCTAAAAGCTTTTAAAGATTTATTCGAAAAACCTTGAAATACTATTCTACCTTTTTTGACTACATCGTCAGTCGCTAGCAAGAAGTTAGAAAACAACTCTGATAATTGTAGTGGATTCTGTATAGCTTCAGATGCCTTGGTGCTGTTTCTAGATATTTTTTTTAATGCATCGTCAAAACTTTTAGCAGCATCGTCTGCTGTAATTTTGACTGCACTTTTTGTACCCTCTAATTTTTGAATACCATCAAATAATTCTTGAGCCTTATCACTTCTAGATCTAAATGGTTTACCTACGTATCTGTCAACCCATCTTTCAATTTGTGAATTACTAAACGCAAGGTCTTTACCTTTTGTTGCAAGTAGTTTAGCTGTTTTAGCTGTGCCGTAAACAAACGGTACAATAGGAAAAGCTAACTCTGCACTAAATTTAAATTTATTATTTAACTGTCTAAATGCATCTTCGTTAGCTGATTTTTTTTGTTCTCTATCTAAACCTGTGCCTAAAAATTCTAGTGCGTTTAGATCTCCAAATGTACCTATATCTTCTGATTTCATGACGATAGCACCACCACCAAAACCACCACCGATTGATATAGCTGCAAACTTATCAAAACGATTAGGTACATTAAGTTGTTTTGCTTTTTTAGCAGCGGCTGCTACAGAAGTTGCAGTGTCATCTAACTTACCATATCTGTTTGTCTTAACAGCTTTAACTAATGCAGGTGCTAATTGTCTTGCTTTTCTACTAGCGTATTCAATACCAGGACCTAATACTTTCGTACCAACTTTAGCTGCATTAAATATTTGTAAGAATGCTTCTGTTAAGTGACCAGCAGCAGTAGCTCTTGCGTCTTCTTCTGCTTGTTTTTCTATTATACCAAAAATAGTTTTATCAAAAGCTCTGTTAAATCTTTCTGTTACACCTTTATCAACGTCTAAGCCGTCAGCTGTTGCTGCATCGTAAATTAATGTTGCAAAATTAATTATACCTTTAGGAAACTTAATACCTGCACTAACTGCAGCTCCCGTTAATGATTGACCTAGACCTACTTCGTAATCGTCTTTGTTACCTAATCCAACAGAATCTACTTTCTTAATATCTTTAACTTCATCAGTTTCTGTTTCTTCTGTGTCTATTGTGGATGCTTTTGCATCGCCAATAAAATTAAAGTCTTTAGGTATTATTCTTATTCTTGGATCGTTTTCTATTGCTTGCCTAGCAAGTATAGAGGCGGTTTCATCATCATGACCTAAGTCTATAAATTCTTGTTCTTTATATCTTAATTCTAAAGCTTCAGGTCCTTCGCTTTTTAAAATACCAACGTCTCTTTTACCTCTTTCAATACCTTCTATAATTGCTTCTCTTGTTTCTTTTGAAGGAATGAGGAAATCGTACCAGCTTGATTCAGCCATGGTCTACTCCAATCCGATAATTTTATTACCTTGTTTTTTAACAAATGTACCTTTTTCAATATCGTATACAACGGAACCATCTGGTATTGTCATTAATATAGAATTTTCGTCAATCTCTCCAGTTTCTGGTTTATATTCAGAGCTACCAAAAATATACTTACTGCTAGACTTCGCTCCAACAAAAGTTTTATACGCGTCTGGATTTGATTTTTGTAACTCGTTTAAATTATCATAAAGAATCTCACCTTGTATTCTATCTATTTTAGGAACATTAAATCTGTTTTTTGTAGAATTAATAATACTATCAATAGATGCATCGACATCTAATGTAGCTTGTTCTGATGGATCTTTCTTTTTTCTAAATTCAGGTAATGCTCTGTTTAATGCTTCTTCTTTACTTATATCAAAAGTATCCATCAAGTATTCTATCTTTTCTTGTAAAGCTATTTTATCGTCATCAGATAAATCTTTAATAAATTCTAAACCAATTGCTTGTCTTGTTTTTCTTCTATCTCTTTGAGCTTTAATTAAATCTGATACAGGTTCTTTTGAGGCTTCTAGTATGTTTGGAATTAATCCACCGCCAGTTACTGTAGTTCCTAGACGTGGTCCAATCTGTAATAAGAATTGTGTTAATGGATCTCCAAGACCCCCTGAGTCTTTACCTCCGCCAAGACCTTCCACTAAATTTATTTTATCCTCGATAGATAAACTTTTAAAATCTTTAGCATTACTCTCTGCGTATTGTCCTCTTTCAACAACGTTGTCCATGATACCACCACCGGTAGTACCACCTTTTCTAAACATAGGTCTTTTAAATATTCTACTCATATTAATTAAATGCTCTGTATACTCCCGCTAATGTAGCTCCAGCTCCTAGTGCTGTTTGTAATGGCGAAGGTGTAGGTATAGTTTGAGATTGGAATTGTGCTGGGTATCCAGCTATTAAACTCGTAACACCTGAACCAAGTTGTTGAGCTAAATTTAGTGGTTGGTTTTGTTGTGCTTGTAACAATTGTTGTTGCGCTGCCAACTCAGCTTGTCTTTGTGCTTGCTGCTGTGTTCCTAGTGCGCCTAACGCAGATATTTGTTGACCAAATAATTGTGGTGCTTGACTAGCTAATGCTTGTTGTTGTTGAGCTAATGCTTGTTGTTGACCAAAAGCTTGAGCTGCAGCTTGTTGAGCTTGACCAAAACCAGATTGTAT